GCTCAGGCGTTTAGAGATGGTGCTAGGTATGGGTGGATGAACGAAGTCACTAAAGAATTTGATTGTGATACCGTTGTTGTTTGCCAGAACTTTCAAAAACTTGGCTATGATAAGATATACATTCTTCATACTGCCAAAATTTATCACGAAGACTTTTAGATAAAAGAAAAGCCAGGGTTTCCCCTGGCTATCTTTTTACTTTAACTACTTCTTTGGAGTAGTCTTCTTTGCCACTGGCTTCTTTGCAGGAGCAGCCTTTTCGGCTACTGCCTTTGCAAGCTTCTTACCATCTGTAACATTTGCAGTTGTCAGTGCTGTTTCTACTTCTTCAACACTAGGGACACGACCAAACGCCTTATCCTTTGGATTGATTGCTCGTAGTGCAACTGGAATGACTGCTGCTACAAGTGCCCAGACTAGGTCTAGTGGATCTGTTACTCCAGCAAGATATAGTGCTGCTGCTGCAGATAGAACTGATCTTCCGTATGAAGCCAGCATTGCTGTTAGTTGTGTACTCATTTATTTTCTCCTTGTTCAATGCCTAGTTGTTAGGCATTTCATCATTCTCTGGCATAATGCTTTGCTTTAAAGCAGAGTATGCCACAGAAAGTTTTTCAATATCTTCTGCATTTAGCGACTCTTTGAGTAGTTGATACGAGATCTCAGTATCAAACTCTTTAAAACTTCCCTGAACATTATCAATATATTCATAGGCCCATTCTCTAGACTGAGAGAGAAATTTTACAAAGCCATCGTTGCTATCGATTGGCCCCAAGTTTGACATTTCTTCAAGTGCCTTCTCGTTTTCAAGATTTTTGATATGTGTCTGCAGCAAGTTGAGTGCGAGTTGATCGCTTTCCTTTTTTATTCTGCGATTATTAATAAACAAAATAACAAAAAGAACTACGAGCACTGTTGATGATACGATTTCAAATATCATAGGTCTTCTCCACCCTCCCTAACTAGTAAGACGATAGCCCCATTCATCTCCAAGGCTGCCTTAATCTTTGCCATGTATTCAATAGCCTGTCTCTTTTCGTCATCAACCAGTTGCATGAACTGCTTCTCGCTGGCTTTGACTGTCAGGAAGTGGTCATTGTCAATGATTTGTAGATAAAAACCTTTTGGTCCTGTGCCATCCAAAGAATGAACGGCAGTCTTCATTTGATCCGTATACATTAAAACTCTCCTACATAGTCGCTGCAAATTGCATATGGCATTACCTGAAACTTAGATAGATCTGGCTTGCCAAGATAAACCAAGATAGAATTCTTAGTAATTGTGTTGCCAGGGTATGTCCAGATGTAGCCATTGCTTGTTAGTGTGTGTTTGTCTGTTTCGTGCCAGAAGTATCTGAGATAAGGCAGGTCTTCAACAAACATGTCAAGTGCCTCCACATTCTTGCAATGAAACCATGCATTGTCGCCAATGTCTGTTAGAAACTGCTTGTCAACAAGATGTGTAGGGGAATCGTGCCCAAGAAAGATTTGGTCATTAACATACCAAACATCTACCTCTACATCAAACCCTCTGGCAATCGCACCAACAAGCATGTGTGGCTCGTTTTCATTGCTAGGGAACTGTTGTGGCCCTAACGTGTTTCCACGATGTGCAATTCTGATCATTTCTTGTCCTGCTCGTTAGTATCCATTGTAAGGTTTTGCCAAACCTCTGCCCAGTCAGCCTTTGTTCTGTGCTTATTGAACTCTCTGGATATTTTTCCATTTTCCATGTATACCCCACCATGAACCCCGATAGCCTTTTGGGAAATCCCAACAGCAAAGCATTGTCTAACAACAGGGCAGTGAAAGCATAATTCGTCTACTGCTGGTCTAAGCTCCAGATCTTCTTCATACTTGTCAAAGAATATTTCTGTGTCGAAGCCCTTACAACTTGCGTCATCTTTCCAATCGTCCTTATCCATGATTACCTCATGAACTTATTTGGAATCTCCCAACCACTGGTAGTTGCATCGTAACGCTTCTGTACGATCCACTTTCCATCAACATACGCTCCGTCTTTTGACATTGCACCGTTTTCTCTGGTCTTGTTTTCGATGACTGTCCAGCCATCCCATGAAAGGTCTTTGTTATTTTCAACAATTTCTTCCATCTTTTTTAGTGAATTGATTAACACAATCTCTCCTATTTTAGTATCTGTAGACTCCGACTTCAACACTCTTTGCATCGGCAAGGTCTACCAGTTTTGATACTGGTTCTTTTGGCTTGCTAAAGTATGCAAAGTAGCCGATATCGTGAATATTATTTTCTATCCAGCTTGGTGGAATCTTGTTAAACTTAATCTTAATTCCACGTGCCTTTAGACTACGCTCCGAAACATTTGAAAACTCTTGGGCCATGGCATTAATCTGATATGGGCCAGCAGAGTATATCAAAACTTCTTTATCGTTTTCATCTAGGTTGGACATAGCCGTGCCCATTGCTCTCAAAAATACCGAGTAGTCAGTAAAACTTTTTGTTCCCTGAATTGCTATGATCATACTATTCACCTTCCCTAAGCTTGTCAACAATAAATATCATCTTCTCCAATTGTACCTTATCCATGGTCATTGTGTCAACTAATCTTGTAGAATTTTCTTCAACATTTCCGTCAACCATGTTTGCGGTATAAAAGGCGTTGTCAGATATCCAGTATATTTGATCTTCGACAACGATTGCCCTCACGTTAGTTCTCGCTATATAGTCTGTGGACTGGGTCTTGGGTGTCTTTTGGCTTTCTAAAATTGCCAGAATGCGATCGTTAAATAGGGCTAGGTTGTCGCTTTGTTTTTTAACAGGCATTGATTTCTTTTTCTTTTTGCCATCTGCCCTGCGAATAATAGCGTGAACATATAGAGTTGCCAAGATGGGCATAGCCACAATTAAAAACGTATCCAATACAATCACCTAGATTAATTATACCATTTAGATAGACAGATTGCCACTAGAGGTTCCTAAGAGTATCCATTTGATTACTAATAAGTTTGGTTAGATCTTCATGTTTTTTATTTGCATTTACAACATTTACTAGCGTGTGCTTTTTGTCAAAAGCCATCATCTTGTAGAAATCGTGGATCTCTTCCTTGATTGGTTCTAGATCATTTGGTCCAGGAAATTCCATCAAACTAACAAGCTCTATCACGGTTTGGAAATCTTTCATAAACAACATATTTGTCAGCCCAGAGCCTGTCAATCCGCACACAATCTTGGTTTCATAAAAAAACTTTATTTGGTCGTTTATGTTTGCAAAATGATTTTGATCAGTGTGCTCAAAGCCAATGCTAGCAAAATACTCTATTAGCTTTTTCTCGTTGTCTATCCTAAGACCTGGGGTATTTGGTCCAGCCAGCCTGCTAAGATATACTTTCCTGTACGGCTCTACATTGGTATCAACAACATATTTTTCTATATAGTCTTTTAAAAATACCGAAGACTCTAAGAATCTGTCAAAGAAGGCGACATCACTTGGCATAATAAAATTATTAATCAGCATTGGTAGGTCTTGTGCCTTTATTGTTTTATACTTTACACCAAGATTGTCCATCATTTCATAAACAAAGTTGTAATAGGATGGGGGTTCTTGTGAAGAATCTTCGTCTGTAACATAAAAGAATGACTCGTCTATAATAATTTCTGCATCTGGTTCTACGCTGTGCACAGCTAGAATGGGTATACATAGGTCCACAAAATAATGGTAAAAACTATCTGGTACATGAACTAGAAACTTTTTGTTGTTTGATCTTAAATCTAAAACATTTTCTGGCACATAATCTAACTCTTCTGTCCAGCCACCAGCGTTACTAAGTGCCTTGTCTTCAGAACAAAACTTGATGTGGCTGCCAGCCTTTTGAATAGTGTAAAACTCCATTAGCCTATAGCCTTGTTTATGTAATCGTTCATATCTTCTGGAGTTCCAACACCATGCATCTCCTCTACAAAATATGGTACAAATCTTTTGCCATCGGCTATTGCTTCGTTGTATACTGGAGCTACATAGAACTCATTGTTTGTCCTAATGTTTTTGTTTATCATCTGCTCTGCGTACTTAACATAGTCCGATCCCTTTGACCAACCATAGATACCAACGTTAGCGTTATTGCTAACAACTTTCTTCTCGGCTACTTGAGAAATTAGGGCATTATTGATTTTTGAATAGGACCACTTGGGGTCTTCTGCCTTAAACAGTGCTAGAACGCCGTCAGAAGTCGTCAGAGCCTTTGTAAACTCAAAACTATGCCACACTACTACCTGGTCTGAATTGGCTATTACGAGTGGGACATCGTTATCAATTAAGTCTTTGGCAAAAAGAGTTGTTCTTGCTGCTCCGTCTGTTAGGCCATCTACTTCTACGATGCTACATCCTGGAACCATTTCATCAAGCACGTCGTCTAGGTGGTACTTAACTCGGTGATCTTTCTGCACTACAAAGATATAGTTACCATCAATGTCAAGGCTGTCAATTACCAACTGAATCATTGGCTTGTTAAAGATTTTAATTAGTGGTTTGGGTAGGCTGTATCCTTTTTCTGTAAACCTGCTGCCAAGTCCAGCCATTGGGATTAGTATGTTAGGCTTTTGCATTTAAAACCTCTATTGCTTTTTGTATCCTGTCGAACGTTAG